GAGTTAATAAAAAAGTAAGAGAATCAAGTTATTTAAGAGAACGAAGCGATATACAAAAGAAAACAAAACAAGCAGAAAAAGATTTTATAAATGAAGAAATGGGTACAACTTTAAGTACTAGAGTAGTGAAAACTGATGAAGATTTATTAAAAGAAATTCCAGAGTCAATGAAAGAATCTGTAAAACAAGATATAAAAAATAACAAAGAAATTACGATTGATGTAGGTAAATTTGGAGGAAGTGGTAAAAAGTTTTTAGATTTATATAAAAATAAGATAACTTCTACAGCTAAAGAGTTAGGTAAAGAATATAAAGTAAAGCCTAAGTTTACTTCTGTTCTTTATAGTAAAAATGAAAAACTTACTCCACAACAAATGTTAGAAATGTATAAAGATAGAAAAGAAGCTAAAAACTATGGTGAGTACATAGAAAAATATGGTGAAGAAACCAGCATTCCTGAAGAATTAAAAGTTATATCGTTAGACGTAACACCAGACATGAAAGAACCTATGGCAGTATTTGCAAAAGGTGGATTAGTAGAAGGTAAAGATGACGTACCATACACAAAAGAAAACCCAGCAGATAGAGTTGACCCTTTTACAGGACAACCTTACTCATCACAAATGGAGGAATTAGGATTAAATGTTTTTCAAGAAAGATAATAAAATGGATATAGAACTTTGTAAAGCTGAAATAAAGAGACACGAAGGTGAAGTGTTAGAAATTTATATGGATAGTCTAGGCTATAAAACTTTAGGAGTTGGACACCTTTGCCAACCTAACGACCCTGAATATAACTGGGAAGTTGGCACACCTGTCACACAAGAAGTTGTAGATATGTATTACGAGGATGACTTTGAAAAGCACTACAAGGAAGCTATACATGTCTTTGGTAGCGAGGAAGACTTTGAAAAGTTACCAGAAGTTATACAGAGAGTATTAGTAAACATGTGTTTTAACCTAGGAGGTTCAAGACTTTCAAAGTTTCGTAACATGTTAAAAGCTTGTAGAGAACATGATTGGGAGAAGATGGCTGCAGAAATGGAAGATAGTCGTTGGTTTAAACAGGTAGGTAGAAGAAGTATTGAATTACAAAAAATGGTATTAGGAGCCTGAAATGAAGAACGTATTAAAGAACATAGTTGGAGCTGTTGCACCTACATTAGGTACTGCCTTGGGTGGACCAATGGGAGGAATGGCAGCAAACATGATAGCTGATGTACTAGGAGTGCCAAACAATCCTAAGTCAATAGAGAAAGCTATAGCTGAAGCTACCCCTGAACAAATGCTAGAACTTAAAAAAGCTGAACAAGCTTTTGAAGTTCAGATGAAAGAGTTAGAAGTAGATGTGTTTAAGTTAGAAACACTAGATGCTCAAGATGCTAGAAAGAACTTTAGTAAAGATTGGACTGCACGTATTATGGGTATCGCAACAGTAGGCGGATTTTTAGGATATATATTCTTAGTAACACTACAACCACCAGAGCAGAACTCTGAAGCTCTTATAAACCTTGTCCTAGGTTATCTTGGTGGTTTAGCAAGTGCTGTTATATCTTTTTACTTTGGAGCTTCTAACACACAGAAAGACTAATGGAACAAGTAGTAGTCTTTATTCAAGAAGTTGGATTTCCTATAGCAGCAGCAATAGGTCTTGGTTGGTTTATTTATAAGTTAGTCATACGTATTGTTGATGGTATGGAAGCAAAGCTAGATACTGTTGATGCAAAAGTAGAAGCACAGATAGCAGCTATAGAAGAAAGACTAGGTGTAAAGTTAGATACACAACATGGCATCTTAGTTGCTTTAATAGATAGAGTAAGAAGTCTTGATAATGAAATCATAAGACAAGATACTATGATTAAATCAATACTAGGAGTACCACAATTAATTGATACTGCAAAAATTTCAAAAGCTAATAGAGATGATAAAAGAAAAGATTAAATTAGAATTACCTATTATAAGTATCTTTATATTTTTATTTATAATAAGTATATTAGAGCAGTTATGAACTTAAATGATTTAGAAAAAGTACATCCTATGAAACAAATTACTGTAGCTTCTATAGTGCAAGTATTAGTATTTGGTTTTATGTTGTTAGCTTTCTGGACTAACTCTAAACTCTTTGCAGATGAGATAGTATTTAAGTTTAATAGTCCTAGCTTTAGTGGTATAGGAACTTCATCACATTACTTGACAATACAGAATCAAGAGTTTAACAGAAAAGAAGCATTGAAGGCAGAGATTAAGGCACTTCAAGACCAGATAGAAAGAGACAAAGAGAATACAACACTTGCAAGATTTATAAGAAATTTAGAGTCTAGAATATATGCACAATTATCTAGACAGTTAGTAGAAAATTTATTTGGTGAGACTCCAAGTGATAATGGCGTACTAGAATTAGAAGGCAACAGAATAGAATATAGTGTTGTCGATGGAATAATAACTTTAAATATAACGGACAGTGATGGGAATACGACAACTATATCTTTGCCTATCGGTAGCTTTACTTTCTAGTTGTGCTGTACTAAATCAGAATCAAGACTTAGTATTAACACAAGATATAAAGCCTAGTTCTACATTAGATTTACAGTCAGAAGAATTAAAAAACTTACCAAGTGCAAAAGTAAGACCGACTATAGCTATATACCCTAATAGCTTTAGAGACTTAACAGGTCAACGTAGAAGTAATAGTTCGTTTGCTTTGTTTAGTACAGCTATTACACAAGCTCCTGAAGCATTTTTAATTAGAGCTTTTAAACATGCAGCAGGTGGTGAATTTTTTAGAGTAGTAGAACGTGTAGGTTTAGATGACCTAACAAAAGAAAGACAATTAATTAGAAGTACTCGTAAAGAATTTAAAGAAGATAACAAAATGCAACCACTGCTTTTTGCAGGGTTATTGGTTCAGGGAGGAGTTGTTAGCTATGAGGCTAACCTCAAATCTGGAGGTGCTGGTGCTAGATATCTAGGTATAGGTAATAGTAAACAGTACAGAGAAGATACAGTTACTATATCATTACGATTAGTTTCTGTGTCAACTGGAGAAGTGTTAATGGAAACTTTAGTTTCTAAAAGCATTATATCTACAAGTATTTCTCAGGATGTGTTTCGTTTTATAGAAGCTGGTACTGAACTGGTAGAAATAGAAGGAGGAGTTGCTGAGAACGAAAGTGTTTCTATAGCTTTGCAAAAAGCAATAGAGACTGGAGTATTAAATATAATATATACAGGAATACAGAGAGGGTATTGGGAATATGAAAACATTAAAATTAATGAGCCTAACTGTGATGACGAGTGCATCGCTACTATACGGGGCTGATAATGAAATATATGTTGACCAATCAGGTGCTACAGCAAATATTGATTTAGAACAACTTGGAAACTCTAATATTATTGGTGGACTAAATTCTGTTGCTGGTACTTTAACAGCACTAGACTTAGATGGTTTAAATCTTACATTAGATATAAATCAAATAGGTAATACCAATAAATTCTTAGGTGATATTCTTGGTGATAACATCACAGGTTTCTTTGAGTTTGATGGAGATAATAATAACTTCACAATACAAGGAGACCCAACAAATACATATGGAATAGATAGTTCTGATTTCAATGTTGATGTTACTGGAAGTTCTAATAACTTTACATTAGACGTTGGTACAAGTGCTTTAGCTGGTACACTTGATTTAGACTGGATAATCAATGGTGACAGTAACACATTTGATTTTGATATTAACTATGATGGAGCTACTAACTACGTAGATGTAGACGGTAATAGCAACACAGTAAACTTTACAGGAAGTGGATATGCAGATGGATATTTTTACCTTGACCAAACAGGTGACAACAGAACATTTAACATCATCCAATCTTCAACATTGGTTTCTGACTGGTTACAAATCAATTCTACCGGTAATGGTGGCACTATTTGTGTTACTCAAAATGACGGTGGTACAACTACAAGCTGCTAATATTGGAAACATAACAGAACTTAATGGAGCTGGTAGAGTTGTTAGAGATGACACTTACCAAGCTGCATTAGATTTTAACATAGAAAGTTACGATAATGTCCAAACTTCTAACGGGAGATTGGGCATTACTTTTTTAGATGACAGTCAAGTTAGACTTACTGAACATTCTGAATTAATAATAGATGAGTTTATATACGACCCAGACCCATCTAAATCTAAGATGGCACTTCAGTTTGCCAGTGGTACTGCAAGGTTTATCACTGGTAAGTTAGCTACAATAGATAAAGAAAATATACTAATACAAACTCCTAGTGCTACGATAGGTATTCGTGGTACAGATTTTACAGTTACTGTAGATGAGATAGGTAGAAGTTTAGTTATATTATTACCAGACGATGACGGTCTTCCAAGTGGAGAGATTGTTGTCGCAACAGCTATGGGACAGGTAACACTTAACAAGCCTTACCAAGCTACAACAGTTTCAATGTACGAGACTGAACCAACCAAACCCGTTATCCTTGACTTGACTCTTGAGTTAATTGATAACATGTTAATAGTAAATACGCCAAAGGAAAAACAAGAGAATGAACAAGGAGAAGATGGAGGGAGCAGCACTAGCATTCTTGATGTTGATTTCCTTGAGTTTGATGATTTAGAAGTAGACTATCTTGCAGAAGATGAATTAGAGTTTACAGAGCTAGACATTAATTATCTTGATGTAAATTTTCTTGAAGACTTGTTAGACATTATAGAAGATGTCAATGAGTTAGACCAGACTGAAACACTTTTAAAAACTGATATAGATTTAAAAGGGACAGAAGTCGGGTATGATGCTAACACTCAGATAAATACTTTTCTAACTGATAACCTTATTACATTCTATAAAACTTTAGAAGATACAGTTAGGTTAGATTTAGACAAACAGAATGCTTATACTGTTATCTTAATTCAAAACGGTAAGAGTACACAGATAGTTGTTAATGGTGGAGGAGACTCTACTATAAAAATTACACAGGATAATTAATATGAAGTGGTCATC